AAGCAGGCTCGTTAAGTTCCACGTTGATGATTTGGTAAGGCATGATAAGTTCCACTCCTCTGTAAAGTTTTTATAAAGCAAGGCCGGAATGGCCCGCCGGATCGAAACCTAGCACATCCCGCCGATCCGGTCAAGCCCGGCCGTATGTAAATTTACACAATCTATTTTTGGGGGAACAATCTAACTTGACACGCTGTCAAGTATTGAAAAATAGATTATTTTTCGCGTTATATTCCAATGGGTTACGGCAACAATCTAAATAATCTGTTGGAAAAGTGTTAGCTTCCTACTTTTTATGGGGGGTATGTAAGGTATTAGGAAGTTTACAGTCTTTATACAAACTTTACACAGGGGGGTCGCATGAAAAAGGGTTACTTTGATTTAGATTTAGATTATTAGATTATTATTCTATACCTCTACACTAAATAATCTAATATAATCAATACGTTGCTGGTTCCCCCCGAGCCAAATCTGTAAAGTTACAAACTTTACCTTTACATTTTGCTAGGTAAAGTTGGATTAAACCTTGTAAAGTTTGTTCTAACTTACAGGCTAACCCATTGATTCTGTTACAATCCGAGATTTTTCGATGTTAAGTTAGCTCTTTACACGATTTTTCTAGCTATAGAACGCAATTTGTTGGGGTCTTATAGCGTGGTTGTAATGCGAGCTATAGGCCCCCGACGTATGGCGAACGAAGTGAGCATTTAGAATGGCAAACTTAACACAAAGAAAAAGCCCTGAGCTTTCGCCCAGGGCCGTGGTTCAATCCATCAATATGTCATCCGCTGCGCTGGCATCAAACCAGCCCTTTCTCCATTCATCGTTGTCGAAGTTAGCTTCGAGTAGCACCTGGATTTCCTCATCGCTGAGGTAGAGGGCTGAGCGGTAATCCGCCCAGCCTTGCTTGTACATCTCGCTCATGGCGTGATCACCAAGAGCATCCAGAATACACCTGCCAGGAAGGCAGCGCCGAGGATCATTCCGGCGATTTCGAGTGCGTCTTTCATTTGTCCGTTCCTTTGTATGGTATCACGCAGCGCGCCGTATCCAGATATTTGTCGCCTTCGATCAGATGGAAGGTGACCACATACATCGAGTCAGCGCGACAAGGCACACGCGGCGGCATTTTAGCACACAGGGTTAACCATTCGCTGCGCGTGGCATTTGTTCGCAGCGTTTTGCGTGTTTTGTTTGGGTAAACCGCAAGGATATTCATTTGTCCGTTCCTTTGTGGGAGAGGGAGGCGGGGCTTGCGCCCCGCCCTAGTCTTAGAGCACCACCTTCGCGTTGCTCTTGGCCTTGCCTGTTCCCCGCGTCAGCTTCAGCTTTGGCTGAGGGAAGGGCCGCTTCACGAGCACGAGCTCGATCTTATCTGCCGTCTTGCAGAAGGCCAGCAACTCGCTGACCTTCATCGGCTTGCGGTCGCCTTCAGGCAGGCCGAGGTCCAACCAGATGGACCAGTGAGATACTCGCGTATCCCGAGCAAGGCCCGAGAGAGCCTTGATCATGTCAGGCACGTTGTCAGCGTTCCAGCGACCTTCCGACCGAGCGCGGAGCTCGAGGGAGCCATCCTTGCCAGAAACCCAAGACACATTGCCTTCGAAGTTTGCCATTGTTCCGATTCCTATTTCAAAGAGCACCGAGGTGGACCGTTCCGCCTCGGGCCAGCACCGTTGCTGACCCCATTATTAAGACATATTTGGCCGGGAATGTCAAATGCTAGTTTTTTCGGGGCTTTTCCGGGCGCCGTTTTGGAAATCTTTTGCCTCGTTTCGCGCTTGGCAGGCTGGCCCGCCCCCACCTGGACTGAGGTTTTTTAGGCCCCCCGCCAGTGTTCTAAACCCCCCATAACAAGACCCAAAAAATCAAAGTGTAAAGTTAGCACAGCCCCAAGAACCAACGTGTAAAGTTTCATCTTCCACTTGACACCCGCTCAGCCGCTCAAATATCTTCTATTCATGCACATGGCACCTCACGAACCTACCCGGTGGACCGACAGATTGGCGTTTGATATCGCCCTTCGCCTTGAGGGTAGTGGTGAGGAGGTCGGTGAAATACTCTCCCGGCACACACTGGAACTACAATCCTTCCAAATCATCAGCAAAGACCCGCTTTTCCTACGCCAAGTAGGTAAGTTTCGTGAGGAAATCAGGGATAAAGGCGTCACATTTCGCCTGAAGGCCCGCACACAGGCCGAAGAATTGCTGAAAACCTCGTGGGTCCTGATCCACAGCCCCGATGTGAGCGCCGCAGTGAAGGCAGACCTCATCAAATCTACTGTGAAATGGGCTGGATTGGAGCCAAAGAACGACTTTAACAGCGATGGCGGCTCCGGTGGGGTGCGTATTACCATCAATTTAGGCGGTCAGGAGCTTGGCGCGACCACAATCGTGGATGCTGAAGCTGAGGATACGGATGAGCGCCTTGAATACGCTGAATAGGGCTGGAATCGAGGACCTACAGACCACTGATCCGCTTCAAGCCAGGCGGTTGGAGCAGGAATTGGCAGCGCGTGGGGTCTCGTATATGACCCAGATCGTCAAAACCAAGCGAGAAGGGCTGAGGTACGTGATCAAGCTGCTGAGTCCGGTCCATGCCGGAGAATGACCTAGAGGGTTATCTGTTCCATTGCATCCCGGTGAATGATCTGAGGGAGCATGTCATTGATGACGAGGGCACCTGCTGGTGTCAGCCAGAGTTTGACACGGAATATGAGATGTTTATCCACAATAGTGCGGATGGGCGTGAGGATTATGAGGAGGGGCGGCGGTTGCCGCATTGATCTGACCCATGGCATTGGAGATCAACTATACCCCACCACCAACTGGGAAGCGGTTCATGGCCTCGGACGCGCGTATGCGCGTCCTTATGGGGCCGGTTGGTTCTGGCAAGTCCGTGACCTGCTCATTCGAGGTGGTGCGCCGGGCAACGATGCAGGCTCCCGATCAGAACGGGCGTAGGCGCTCACGGGCGGCTATCGTACGCGAGACGGCAAGGCAGCTTCAGGATACCACCATCAAGACCTTCCTTGACTGGTTCCCACCCGGGCAGTGTGGGGAGTTTATGCGTACCACCAAGACGTACTTCTTCAAGGTGGGTGATGTTGAGTGCGAGATCATGTTCCGGGCGTTGGATGACGCTGACGATGTGGCCAACCTTAACTCGTTGGAGCTTACCTTCGCGTGGTTCAATGAGTGCCGGGACATCCACCCGGATATTGTGGATGCCATGTCTAAGCGCATTGGGCGCTTTCCGTCCAAAAAGGATGGGGGTCCAACGTGGCACGGGATGTGGGGTGATACCAACCCGCCAGTGATGGATTCGTGGTGGTATTATCAGATGGAGAAGTTGGACCCGGCAGATGGGGTCTCACTTAACGAGAATGGGTGGTCGGTGTTTAAGCAGCCGAGTGGGCGGAGCCCCAAGGCTGAGAACGTGGAGAACCTGCCTGAAGGGTATTATGATACCCAGGGCAGGTCAGAGGACTATATCCGGGTTTATATTGACGGGGAGTACGGGCTGTCCTCGGCTGGGACGCCTATCTACAAGTACTTCAGAACAGACTACCACATGGCCAAGTCGCCCTTGCGGCACATCACCAACGGTGTGCGGCCTATCGTGGTGGGGATGGACCTAGGACTCACGCCTGCGGCTGTCATCGGGCAGCAGGACCCACGTGGCAGGGCGCTCATCTTGGATGAGGCGGTCAGCTTCGACATGGGGGTGCAGCGGTTCGTACGGACGGTGCTCAAGCCGCTGCTGTTCGAGCGGTTCCCGGGGGCACCGGTCATCGTGGTGACCGACCCATCAGGGGTGCAGAGGGCGCAGACCGACGAGCGCAGCGCGGTGGACATCATCAAGGCCGAGGGGGTGCGGGTCATGCCCGCCCGGACGAACAACATCTCGGCCCGGGTCAACGCAGTGGACGACTTCCTCATGCGGCAGGTGGACGGGGACCCGGCGTTCTTGGTTGACCCCAGGTGCAGCCAGCTTAAAGCGGCCATGATGGGGGGCTACCGGTACAAACCCAAGGGTAATGGCGAGATCGAGAAGAACCGGCACAGCCACGTGGCCGAGGCTCTACAGTACCTGATGCTTCATATTGCCAATGTGAATGAGGGGTCAACGGCCCACCTGCGGCGGGAGATAAAAGGTATTGCGTCTGTCGGTTGGACTTGATACTATATCTTGTGTCTCCGGTTTTCCGGGGGTGCGTTCTCCTCGTTTGTCCATTCCTCCCCGACTTGCCCCCTTCCGCTGCTGCCTCAGTGGGAGGGGGTTTTTGTTATCTCTTGCAAAGTGCGGTGAAGCTCGCTAGGTTTACCCAAACTGAGCCGTAGAGGGATTTATTATGGCCACCGTCTCCCCGGTCCTTAGCCGCACCGCTGAAGGTATCCCCTATCTCCTGTGGGAGAATGTCGCTACGGGTGATACCATTACTGCTTATGCTGTGCATGGTCGGCTTGCTACTAACGCATCGGTGCAGTTCGCTGGTACCTTTGGTGGTGCGACTGTGAAGTTGCAGACATCGAATGACGGTACGACTTATGCTGACATCAAGGATGTGCATGGCACTACCGTGAGTGCTACAGCAGCCGGGCAGTTTGAGTTTAGCCGCTCTGCGGTTTACTTACGCCCTGCGATTAGCGGCGGCACATCCGATGCTGTTGATATCTACCTTGTCCTTCGCGGCCCTGCGAGCAGCGTGTAATCCATGCCAGGGCTCTCCATACTTCGCGTTGTCAGCAATACTGAGATTGATCGCGTTGAGCGTGAGCGCATGGATGCCGAGGTTCAGGCTAGGCAGAACAGCGATCTGATTATTGGTCTAGCGGCCTTTATCAAGGAATGCTGGGACGCGGCGCGTATCGCCAAAGAGCCCATCAATAACTCCATGCTTAAAGCCTTGCGGCAGCGCAACGGCGAGTATGAAGCAGATAAGCTCCAAGCCATTCGCAATCAGGGCGGCTCTGAAGTTTATATGATGCTGACTGAAGTGAAGTGTCGTGCGGCTGAGAGCTGGCTGCGTGATATCCTCATGGATACAGGTACTCCTCCGTGGGATATTCAACCTACGCCTATTCCTGATCTGTCCCCTGAACGTGATGTTGAGATTCAAGAAGCCTTTGCCGAGCAGGTAATGGCTATGATCCAACAGTCGGGTCAGGCTCCTAACAAGGAGCAGATGATTGGGCTACGCGAGATGGTGGCCCAACAGCTTCGATTCCGTGTGCTTCAGGAAGCGCAGAATCGTATTGATAAGATGAAAATTCGCATTGACGATCAGCTTGCTCAAGGCGGCTGGGCCGATGCGTTCAATGAGTTTCTAACCGATCTGGTGACCTTCCCGTGTGCCTTCATCAAGGGGCCGATTGTACGCCGTCAGCGGCATTTGGGTTGGATCAAGGGTCCTGATGGGCGCACCATAGTCGAGGCTAGTGAGCGACTGGCGCCTGAGTTTGAGCGGGTTGATCCGTTCAATATCTATCCTGAGCCGGGCATTACACGGCTCAATGATGGGTATATCTTTGAGCATCATCGCCTCAGCCGCACCGCTCTGGCTGATCTCATTGGGGTGCCGG